AATGAAACCGATCTCAACCAGGGCGGCCGGCATGTGGGTTCCGTTCAGGACGTAGAGGTCGCTGCGATACTTCAGCCCCCGGTCGGTATCGTCCGTCACTGCGATCAGCATCTCCTGAATCGGCTTAGCGAGGGCTTCGCCGTTCGCGCTGGCGTACAGGGTTTCGATGCCTGCCGCGCTCGGCCCGTCAGAGTTGCAGTGAACGCTCACGAAGTAGTTCGCAGCCCAGTCGTTAGCGAACTCGCAGCGGTCTTCCAGTTCAACGAAGACATCGCTGTCACGGGTCAGCGCGGCTGACAGGTCTAGCCGCTCAAGCCCGTTGGCGACACGCTCACTGACTGACAGGTTGACATCCGCCTCGTTAAGACCGTTCGGTCCGACGGCGCCAGGATCTTTGCCGCCGTGCCCAGGATCAATGCAGATTTTCATTTTTCAATTTCTCCTTACTGTTACCGTTTTTCTTATCCCAGCTGTTCAGGCCCGCCAGCCCAAAAACCAGTGCAGCTAGGGTGCTCTCGAAAACTCCTATGTACTTGAAGTCAGCCACGTATTCTTCAAGCCTGAACCAGGGCGATTGGATGGCAATGATCTGCAGGAGGAACGCCAGGACCGGCAATCCGAAGAACAGCCCGATCGCGCCCCAGATTAGCACCCGTCTCCATAAAGGTTCCTGACTCATCCTTTAAACTGAACTGACCGTCGACATGTCGCTCCAGTTCAGGTAGCCGATCGACTGATCAGCCTCGAATTCCAGCTTTACCATATGCGTCTGCCGGAAAAGGAATCGATCGATTCCTCTAGGGAATTCAAAGGAAAGATCCTGCTCGATCACCTTGGCAATTCGCCCGTCACTGAATTGCACCTTCCGTCCTGTCGTCAACGCTGCCGCCTGGATAGCCGTCATTAGTGAAACCCTTTCAAGATGATCTGATGTAGGAGTTGCTGTTACCGCTGGTGTTCGCAGGTGGACTGCAGGTAGGAACCCCGCCGCCATTCCTGCTGTATCCGATGAACGATCCGTCAATAGCGTACAAATCGAGATTGTTCGTTGCGGGGTACGCGGCTGCGCCGACACCGCCCTGATACACAGATCCTCCTGCCTGGCACATGATCCCGTACTTGTTGCACATGTAGTAAACGTTGCCGCAGTCGATGGTGCCGTTAGCTAAGGCCAGCATTCCGCATTGATTGCCATTGAGAAATACAACCCCATCGCTGGACTGATCGGGCCAGCCGATTAAAGCAACCCCGCCAGACTGAGGGAAGACACCGTAAGCTTCCTGACTGTTGACGAATAGGCAACCATGCCGCATCGCAGCAGTCCCGCCTGCCCCGACGCTAAATCCGTAAACCCCTTCAGCTACGACAATGTCACCGCTGAAGGTGACCAAGCCAGAACTTGTAGATACTGGGGCGCTGGCATAATACGCCATGATATTACTGATCTGAGAAGGTCCGGCATAGCAGCCAACTCCATAGATGCCTCCTGACTTGTTGCCGGGGTAACAGGTGAAATTGGACATGTTCCCGATGCCGTAGGGAAGGATGACCTGATTCTTGATGACGGTCGGAAACCAGAACAGGTAAACGCCGGTCAATCCGCTTTGCGGAGTATTCCAATCGTTTCCATGATACAGCTCCTTTGTCAGCGTGATCTGAGTCCCAGAAATAGCGACGATCTGACAGCCGCCTCGCCAGCGAGCGTCCAGGGAACCGCCGTTCATAAAAACAAGCTGACCTACGTACAGCCCGGTATTGGAGGCGACTGTGACAACCTTGTAGCCGCCAGAAGGCGAAACCGCAGTAAGCGCTACTTGCCTTCTGGCTGCACCAATCAGTTGAATCCGAAGGGCGTCGATGTGATCGATTGAAGTAAGACTGCCGGTGTAAGTGTCACCAGAAACGTTGATGGTAGCCCAGAACTGGGCAGGTATCCTGAACTGCTTCAGGTAAGCGACCGCGTTATTGATGGTGGAAAAGTTAGGTGTGACATCAGGATTACCCGGAGCAACGTACAAGGTGACATTCTGGGCTATAATACTCTGGCTGATCATGATCTTGTTGGGATCTTCAGTCAGGATGATGCCCGGTCCTTGAACTACCCGTTTGAACTGCAGAACAGTGCCGGTCTTCTGGGCGAACCAGCCGGGACCTACGCTGACAGGACCGATGTTCTCTGCATCGATCTGCGAGGAATCACCGATCACGCAGGTCACAGTAGCGTTGGTGTCGACAATGATCGTCAGCGTGACCGAGTTGATGACTTGCGATGCTTCCCCAGCCCCTGGAATGTAGTCGTATTCATTGTAGGCGTTCGAATAGCAAAACATGGTTTCGTTCGCCCCGTCCAGGGTCGCCATGATGCCCAGTTCGCGAAAATCGAAACCCGTCTCGACATTAGCCGAAGAGATTACTGCAGTCAGCGTCACCGTCCCATCGCCGTTATCGGTGACCTTAGTGATCGGCATGTCAGCCTTCGGACTGACCGGGGCAGTCAGCGGCGGAATCGCCGTGTCATCAGTGATCGTGCCGTCGCCTGCCTGCATCTTGGTGAAGGAGAGCACTCTGCCGGATAGATCACCGCTGATTAGCGCCTTGCCTGCAAGGGTGGTAGTCAGATTGGAAAAGTCAGCCATTTTAATCTCCAAGTGGATTTACCTGAGGCACTTCCGGTTTTTGCACAGCGTAGTTGTAGACCTGACTCAGCAGGGCGTAACCTAAATAATTCTGGTTTGTAAAGTAGCGATCCCTAATGAAGCCGTCCGGCCAGCTTCTGACATTCTTGACTGCCATGATGGCGTCGATCATCTGCTGCTGTTTGATCGGGTCGACGTTGACGTCCCGTGTGATGACCTGAAAATGGTATGGTTCGCCTCCGTACTGGTACCACTCCAAGACTTCACCATCCTTGAACACCAGATTCAGCATCCGGTCACAAATGCCCTTCGTGCCCTTGTGGGCGTGCCAATTGATCGAGTCCTCGATGTAGGCTCGCTTCTGCTCGTCCGACATAGTTTGTCCAGCCCCTCCGGCAGCCCAGATTTCCCAGGCGTCAACGTGCATTTCCCACATCAGGACATCCAGCATGGGCGAGGTCTGCGCGTCTAGGTTCGGCCAGAAACAAATCGGCGGAATTCCGTCATAAATCTGCTGTAGCTCGATGTCGATCGCCTCACAGGCTGCCTGCACCTGCGGATCGCTTCGGATCGAGGACGGCACGATGTCCAAAGTCTTAAACATTTCTTATTCGTCCTCCAGGCCCATGTAGTTCAGCCGCGAGGTTGCAGAATCAATCACCCCGATCTCCTCTGCTGTCAGGGCAGTGAAGGCCGGTAAACGGATCACGGTACGCTTAGCTCCTGCGTCTACCAGCATCTGGTCAAGCTTGGAAGGATTGATGTCCCTCCCGATCTTGGAGGCCTGCCAAGTAACGAAATCATTGTAGGCCTGAGTGCAGGCCTTTTCGATGTTACCGGCAAACTGTCCGTCGCTAGTCTTGATGTAATAATCGCAATCGATCACATAGCCGATCGGGGCAGGCGGCTGAACAAAGACCTGATCGGTCAAGGGGCGGATATCAGCATCGTTGCAGACCGCATAGACCTGATCGCATTCGGCCTGGGTCGGCAACCGACCGCCACTCATCAGGGGATAAATGTAAACCTGTCCCGCATGCGCGATGTCGCTCCAGACCGACACGTCCATGATGTCAGGATTAGCGCTGGCTGCCCAGTCCTCGTAAGCCCCGTAGGGACCGGCAACCGAAAACGATTCCGGTGCCATCCAGATCCTGGCCCGCAAGTGATCATCAGCCTCGCGATCCGCCCCGCCGCTGCTCGTCGTGGTATTGCTGGCAGTGACTAGGAAAGGTGAATTCCACGATACTAGCAGATTGATCTGACCTGCCACAAAGCCGTTTTCTGATGTGCCCTGAACAACCGCCTTAGCCGGAAGATCAATCGAGGTCTGACCAGCCAGCACCAGCCCGTCCTCAGTCGTCGCGAACTGATGCTTATCGCCGGTCTGCACTTTGGTGCCGATCGGGATAGGCACATTGACAGGAGCAGGAGCAGCCAGGGTAAAGTGAAGACTGGTAGTCGCGTAAGTAGCCTTCAGCCGCAGCCCGCGCTTGCCCCAACGCGCCCCTATATTGTCGAGGTTGGCACCGTGGGCGTACTTGATCAGGTTCTCTTTCCCGGTCGAATCAACGATGGACCGCTGCACCACCAGCTGGTAAATGATCGAGAGCAGGAACAGCCGCACCGGATCGCCCCTGGCCAGGGTCTTGTTAAGCTGGGTGATCAGGTAGAAGTATTTCTCGTAGTTGCTGATCACGTCCGACTCAATCACGGAAGCGTCCTTCTGACAGAAATCTATGTCGGGAACGATGGTCGAATCGAAACTAAACAAAGGCAGCTGCACGCCGGTAACGGTTCCGTTGCTCATGTTTTGATGATCTTGTTCAGGGCAATAAATGGAGGCATCGTGTTGTGACCAGCTCCACTGCCGGTATTCTGGTTAGTAGGAGTCGCGTTCTGGTTAGTGGCAGTGACAGTAGTCACGCCACCCCAAGGTCCGGCTCCAGCTACAGGCCCAAGAGTGCCACCTCCTGCAGTTGATCCTTGCGCATTCATAAGAAGATCATGTTTATGGGCATTCTGAACGTGAGTATGCGCGTTCTGGACATGCGTATGGCTGGCTAGTTCGGCAATCGTTAAAATATGATTCTCCTCGCCTCCCGCAGCTGCCAGCACTCGATTGGTAAGCCCGCTGCCTTGCCCTGCTCCGATTGCGCTCCTGCCCCGGCAATCAGGCAGGTTGAAGGTCGTCGACCCGTCGCCTGCCCCATAGGTCGTTCCAATGACAGCGAATAAACCGGCGAAGAGAACCCGGTCCTGCGCGGAACCATCCGCCATGAGAAATCCGGCAGGAGCAGTCGCGCCTGCGAAATCCAGCAAGATCCCAACTGGCATCAACAAGGCTGCGACCGCAGACGTCAAATCGCGGCAAGCATTGGTTCCGTCGACAAAGTCAGTCGATACGCCGCTGACCTGACGCATCAGTCCGTCCTGGGTCGAATCAGCGATCGGCGCTTGCGCAGTCGCCCCTCCGGTTGGCGAAACCTTGATGACGTAGGTTATCACCAGAAACGGAGGCATCGAATTGTGAGCGCCATTACTGCCAGCGTTCTGATTAGTAGCAGTAGTATTCTGGTTAGTAGCGGTTACGCTGGTAGTAGGACAATAATTAGGTGCTGCCTCTACCCAAGGGAGACCCCAATTTCCAGGATTACCAGCCGCGTTTCCATACATGTTATGTTGGTGTGCGTTCTGAACATGGGTGTGCGCATTCTGAACGTGCGTATGGATAGCCAGTTCCGCTACGGTCAGCTGGTGAGCCTCCTCGCCTCCCTTTGCCGCCAATACCCGATCAGTCAGGCCGGTTCCAAATCCCTTTCCTAAAATGAAACGGCCGCGCAGGTCAGGCAGGTTGAATGTGCTCGATCCGTCACCCGATCCGTAGATGACACCGATGAGCGCGAACAGTTCAGGGTAAAGGAGGCGCGAAACTGCTGCACCGTCAGTCAGCATCCATCCGGCAGGAGCGCTGACTGCAGGCCATGCCTTGATGGAACCGACCTCCTCCATGCCGGGAGGCCCCGGCACAGTCGAATCTTCTCCAGGCGGTCCTGGCGCTCCAGCTACACCGGTCATACCTGTTGCCCCGCCAGGGCTCGTCAGGCTTCCGCTCGGGATCACTGCACCAGCTGCCGCACGTCTGATTACGCTATTCATTTCGAGCACCTTACCAGCCGCTGTCAGCCGACCAGTTGTACGATACACACCAGTTGTTTGGAGGCCCAGTATTGACTAAAAGCCCGCCGAATCCTCCTGTGTGCAAGTAAGCTACGCCGCCAGCCCGGTCGACCTGGGCCGATGTGTCGTACATCATGCCTGCTGCTCCGGTCTGTCCGCTGTAAAAATTGAATGTCGCCACTTTGGGCTTATCCTTCCTGAACCTGACGGACATGTAAGGATGCTCATATTGGTCTACGTAAAAAATCATGCTGCTGCCCTGCGTATTAGCTGTCCCGGCCTTGGTGAAATAATTGTAGGACTTCTCGTAATAGCGGATGCACTCATCGAGGTTGGTCTGCCAGGGTTTATCCAGCAGGTAGCCGCACTCTCCCCCAGGCGAATGCTGCGCGAAGGCAACGTCAAAGGTTGAGCCAACTGGATTATTGGCGAAATTATCGACCCCATTAGCAGAACAGAAGTTCCCGGCAACCCAGACATCGTTCGCGGGCACCTGCTTATTAGCCCCAGCTGCCAAGCCAATCTCGAAATAATAGGCTAATGTTCGATCTAAATAATTGTACGTTCCTTGCCATCCCGGCAGATCAGGCAGGGAAATCAGGGTCCAGACATCAGGAAGAGGAATTGTGCAAACCTTGGCTAGGGTATAAGTCGGTGTTCCTCCGCTGCCTGAGGCATCATTCAAGGCGAGGCTGAATCTCAATGGCGCTACACTGGAGCGCACCAGTAATTGAACGTTGTGCGCACCACCGGCCAAGGGCCTCCAGACAGGCCCTTCTATATTGGCCCAGATCTGGATGTAATCGGTAGCTGCTAAGGTTGCTGCAGCCTTAGTCAGGGTAGCCCGGAATATCTTGCTGGTAATCGTGCGCGTAGTGCCGGGAACGCACACATTTCCAATCGAAGTAGGAACCTGCTGCCAGGACATGGTCATGGAACCAACCCAGCCCGATAACCAGCGATCGATGCCCTTGCCGCCATTGATAACGTAAGATCCGCCGCAATTGATCTGGTCAATCTCGAAATTGGGATTACCGAGACTATTGTACCCGTTGTAAAGCCCGACCTCGTAGATGACAGGCCTGATCGCAGCCTCTAAATCCTGGCAACGGTTGCTTCCATCTACAAAGTCAGTGGCTAATCCGCTGACCATCCTCAAGAATCCGTCAGTAGAACTGTCAGCCAGCGGTATGTCACTCGAAGGAGGGT